CCCATACCAGTTTGTACAACCAATGAGCGTTTTGGATCTGGACCTTGGAATTCAACCTTACCATTGAAGAAGTTGTAGATCTCTCCACGGAATAAATCCAATGTAAAGTTGTTTTTGTTGTAGATTCTTTTGAAAGAGTTATCTAACTGTTTCCAAAGACCCACTGACAATCTTAAATCATCTGGACCATCTTGTTTAACTCTACCACCTTGTCCCCACATTAAGTATGTCTCAATATCTTGAGCAATCTTAGATAAGTGAGCAGATTCCATTGTAGTCAAGAAAGTTCTAGATAAATCACCATTGTCAAAAGCTTTTTTAACTTTGTCTTTACCTAATTTCTTAACCATATCATCTAGGTTAGCAATTGATGGATCATTTAAGTTAGTATCAAATGTTCTCCAGATCTCAGTTACAGGAACTGTACCATCTGCATTCATACCACCTTTGATCATCAAGTCTGCTCTAGAAGAGATAGAATAATGAACATGAGCTTCAGCACCTCCTACAAAGTTGTAGAATTCACGGAAACCAGCTCTAGTTTGGATGTCAGAGAATCTCTCACCATACTCACCACGAGCAGAACCTTTACGGAAAACTTTAGTACCATTTGATAAGTACTTGTCATCTAAATACTTGAAGTTATCATTGTTTACTAACTGTACAGTATAGATAAATCCATCACCTACAGGTAAGATATCTTCAGCAGTAACATAAAGTTCAACACCGTTGTATTTGTCATATGTGAAGATATCACCATGTCCAAACTCACGTCTGTTTAATTTTACTCTGAAAGTTGATCCCTCAATACCTTTGAAGTTATTGTTTGGTTCAATGTCTTCAACAATGTATGGAAGATCAATAGATACAGGAGTCTGCCATCTATACTCACCTCTTGCATTGTCTACCATGATTACATTCTTTCCACCGAAAGAAGACATCTGGTACAAAGGCATTTCTACTTTTTGAGCCATAGCCCATAAGTCAACCGGACCTAAATCCATTGGTTGAGCATCTTTCAACATGTTTACTAAGTGGTAAGAATCCACATGTGAACTAGCATTGTATGCAGTGTCACGCAGGAATATACCATTGTTTAAAACTGGAGTTGCCATTTATTTATTTTATTTATTAGTTACTAATTAAAATGTACGTCTGAAAATGTTAGTATTCTGACGCTGTATTGTTTTTTGTGGTTTAGAAGATTGTCTATCTTCACCAGCACCTGTGTTAGTTGAAGAACTAGATAATTTTCTAGACTCTTCAGTTTTCAAGCTTCTTACTGTTTTTTCTACAGCAGCTTTAGAACCTTGTTCTTTTACTCTGTTTCTGTATCCTTCTGGATCTTGCAGTAACCAAAGTGCTTCAGCAATTAACCCATGGTTAGGCTCAACAAACTGATACTTCTCTAACAAGTGTCCTAACAAGTTTGTATTCTTACCTGATATAGATGGGTAGTTAGGTTGAACTAATCCAGAATAAAGTAAGCTTTGTACTTTCTTATCCAATTTAAGTCCTCCAAGTTCACCAGCTGCAAGTGTATTATATACACTGTCAGTATAAGCTTTAGCTTGTTTTTGTTGTTGTTGCTTTTTGTGCTCTTGTTCTGCCAATTGTCTTGCAACAATTTCTTCTTGCATTCTATCTAACTTAGGCTTAAACTGATTAGCTTTTTGCTCAAGCTTATTCATGTCAGCCCAATCTTGGATTTCTGATTCAATTTCTTCAGCAGTTCCAAAGTTAGTAGCCCAAAGATATTGTCTAGCAATTTCTTCTTGGTCAACCTCATTAGAAGGATCTAAATCAATGATTTCTTCTACATGAGCAAGAGTTCTAAAAAGACCCTTTAAATCTTGTCCACCATCCGCTACATATTTAGCAGCAATTTGAAGTTCTTCTGGAAGAGCATTAAAGAATTCTTTAGGAACATTTTCTTTTATAGAATTCTCTCTTTCTTGAAAGTTAGCTTCAAATAATTCTCTAAAATCTTTAGTGCTATACTCTTCTAAAGGTTTGTCATCATCAAAAGGAATTAGAGTACCTTCCTCAATCATTTTTTGTGCTAAATCATAAAGACCTTCTTTATCTACTTTAGGTCTTCCTTTTGTTCCAGCAGTTTCTTCTTGAGAAATTAAACTGTCTAACTCAGCAATAGTTTCTTCAACTTCTGCTTTGTCTTCTGCTGCCTGTGCTTTTTCTTGCGGGGTAGCAATTGGGTTGTCAAGGAACGTAGTGTCAATGTTTTCTTTGGAGAACATGGTCTTAGGCTTACTTTCTTCAGCTGTCTTACCATCTTCTGGTGTCATGATGTTTGCTGCACCAGGATTACCAAATAATTCATCAATGTTTACATCAACTTGTTCTACCGTTGTAGAATCTTGAATTTGATCTTCAAGATTAGTTGCATCTTTACTCATGTTGTTGGTTTTGGTTTATAATTTAATATAATAAATAAACTTGATAAATTTAAAAGTCAAAAAAACATTTTCTGCATTATATAGCTAAGACTAGTCTTTTCTATCAAATTTATTTTTATTTTCTCTAGCAATTTCTAATTGTTTGTTAGCAATTTCTTTTTGAGCTTGTATCTTTTCTCTTTCAATCTGAGCTTTAGTAGAATCATTATTCATCCTGTTAGTTTCTTTTTCTCTCTGAAGATTCATTTGATCTTGAAACTGTTCAGAATTTTTGATATCCTTCATAGCATCTAAGTAGTCAGATTGTTGATTTTCATTTAAATCTACCATAGATCCCATACCAGCAGCTCTAATTTCAGCAACAAGAATATCTCTTTGTCTATTCTTCTCATCTCTCATCTCTTGAGCATCAATCTCCATTTTCTTTTGTTTTTCTTGAGACTCAATTTGTTGCTGTTGCATTTGTTGTTGTTGCTGTTGTTCTTCTTGTTTTTGTTTTTGTTGTTTTTCTTCAGCAGCTTTAAGAGTATTATTAACTTCAGATATTGTATCTGCTTGCACAAGTTTTCCTAAATCATAAATAGTAGCACCTGTAGTATTATTTGTCATAGCCATTTGTTTCAATTGCTCTAACACAGCTCTATGATTTGCTGTTGTACTACAGAATATATTAAGATCTCTCATCAATAAGTCAGTTCCATTTATTTGGAAGTTTACATTCTCATCATTGGTTGTCATGTAGGAAAGCCTTGCTGACGGTTTTGTTGAGTGATAGTACTGAGCAAGATCAGTTCTCATTGTATGAACCCGTGGCATTAGATAATCACAGTGTTGAATAAAGAATACTTCTGTTTGTGCATAAGATGCTGATGCAGCTTGCTCAACTCCAGTAGCAGTCATTTGTGACAACTGTTGACCCATTCTTTGTGGATTAATACCAATCACATCATAAGCTTGTTGCTTAAAGTGTTCTGCTAATTTAATCCTTGACATTAACCTGTTTGTTTGTTCAAGGTCTAATTTTTGGAAGTGTTGGAAACTTAGTGGGTTTTCTGTATTGGTAATAGATGTGTCTAATGGTAACATCTGGAAATTTTTCATAGCAACATAAGCTTTTGCTAAGTTATTTTTCCCCCAGTCTTCACCCGCGGAATGTCTTGGTAATGCATTTTGATCAAGTAATATCACAGTACCTAACTCATCAACTAGTATATCAGCTATTTGGTTATTTACTATGTTATACCCAATCTGGTATGGCTTCATTAAGTCTAACAAAGATGTTGACTTAGTATTTCTATCTGAGAACACAGCTCCTTCTACAGGAAGCTTACATCCATATAAACTACTGTCACCTTTAAATTGGAACTTTAAAGGACCAATATGGTTCTTATCTATACCAATGTAGATTGGAGAAAAACCACCAGGATTGTTCATACCCCAGAATGAAGGAATATTAGGACCAATTTTTACACCACCCCAAACTTCATTGATCCAGATCCAGTCAATATGTTCTCCATATACAAGATTCTCTTTAGTTTTATTCTTAAACAATCTTGTATCATAAATTGGATTATCAGTTACTTTATAATCTTCAGTAATGATTTCATTAATAACTTCACCATTATCTTTTATTTTAGTTAAGTGACCAACTTTTCTCTGAGACTTCCAATAACAACTTGTAACTCTTAACAAATATGCTGTACCTTGATCATAGTAATCTTCACCTTCAGAAAGGATTTGATTAACTATATCACCACCATCATATACAGAACCAGCCATCATTGTAGTGTACTGTCTGTATGCTAATGAAGGCATGTTAGTATTCCATTCATGAGACTTGGTAGCATCATAGAAAGTACCATCATTTTGACCACCTATTGCATAACCTGCAGATCTGATTGGATAAATAGCTTCTAATGCTTCATGTTGTTCTTCTGTAAGCAAGTAACCATACTTATCAATTACATCCGCTACAGTCATCATATCTACTTTACCTACCCAGTTACCTTGAGATATATATCTTGCATCCGGAGACTTGTGATAAAAAGTTACAGGAGGATTCCATAATTCTACTTCATAATCATCTTCCATCATTCTAAAGTGCCAGAACTCTCTATCTGTAATAAGCATATCTCTAAACCCTCTATCTTCAAGCTCCTCCATGCGGAATCTTTCAACATCCACTTTATGTTGGTGAGAAGCCCACTGTTCTACCATTGATCTATAATCCTTCTTAAAGAAGTTTTCTATTTCTGGTAATGATTTAAGACTTTCTGGATTTAATTGTTGTTGTGCTTCTGGTGATTCAGGATCTAAGCCTTGTTCCATTAATGCAGCTTGAATTTTAACTCTTGCATTTTCCATTAATGTATCTTCTACCATCTTTCTCTTTTGCTCCATCATCTCATTGTATGAGAATTCATCCACAGCTCTGTAAGTAAGTTTAGTAGACCTTTTAGCAAATTCTGCTACAAGAACATTAATAACATTTGGAATGATTGGATAAAACTTTAATTCTAAAGCTGACCAGTCTTCTCTAGTTAATACATCAACAATTTCTTTCATTTCATTGTTTTCTTCAACTATGTAATCTGACTTGTCTATAATACCTTTAGCAAGCTTATAGTTTTTCATCAGCCTCCGTGCATTTCTGCGGATTTGTTTTAACCCATTCCACTCTAACCAGTCAAGATTCCAAGCTGCCCACTCTTCATCTTTTTCCTTTTTAGGAACAAATTGCAAAGGTTGGGTAATACTACCCATTCTATTATGAGATGCCTTTGCTCCTTTTTTTAACTGTAATGCGTTATATACTTGCATGTTATTTTATATTTTTAAAAGGAGATCTGCTTATTTTACCTCCTAAGTGGTTACCAGTCTTCCCCATATGACGGAAAGGACTACTATTTAATTTATACAAATTTTTTGAATTATCCAAGTTTTTGGCTGCTTCATCCTTGATTACCCGCTTGGTAAACCCTCTATTAGACTGCTGAATTTTCATAAAAGCAACTAAAGCACAAAATGCTACAAGTCTATCCACGTTGACACCATCAGAATAAGCAAACATTTCTTTGATAAGCATAATATCCGGTATTCTTTCAATACCATATTTTGTTCTTACTACAGTGCCATCAGGCTTTAATTCCTGATCCAATTCTTCTTTGGTATACTCAATAGCATAACTTAATAAATGTGACTTGAACAAAGTACCTGTATTCTTCCAACCATACTCCTGGAATACATTGTTATTGGATCCTAAATCCTTTAAGAACATAATCTGGCTTTTAGGTACAAGATACTTCTGCTTCTTTCTAGATATCATGTATTGGATAAACAATGAAATGTTATTCTCTATTATTGTCCATGCATTATACATCTCAATAATGTGCTCTAACATTCTATGTGTTTTGTTTATATCATCATACCTACCACACCAAGCTGCTACAATTTTATCTGGTTCAATATATGTTTCTGTTTCAATACCTGTAACTTTAGTAACTTCAACAGGAGCTTTCATTACATAGATAGAACATAATGATTCTGATGTTGTTGTTTTACCTTCCGCTACGGGGTCAATAGATGCATAGTACATTCCAAATGTAGGATTTTCTATTGGTCTCTCCCATACTACAAGTACACCAGTTTTATCTTCTGTTTTCTTTGATACAGGAAATTCACTAATAGGTCTTCTGTTAGAATGTTCTAACCTCATTTTACCATCAGCATCTGTCAATATATCTAGATACTCTGGTCCGTATTCTTTATCTTCTATTCTTCTTTGTTGTGCTGTAAGAAGGTGTGTGGGAAACTTAGATACCGTTCTATGGTCAAATGCTTCCTTGATATTTCTTGGGTGCTGAGAAATCCTTAACTGGTATGTCTCAGGATCTAATTCTTTTTTCCATGCTTCAAACTGATCATCTAAAGCTTGTAGTGCTTCTTCTACTTTTGAGTTTCCAAAGTTATCAATATATGGAGGCATAGACCACTGTTCAGGTATAAATAAACCTGACACACCTATAGTACCTTTATCATCTATCAGATCTGTTTCTACTACGTAGATATCATTAGCTACTGGGTCAGATATCATTTTTCTCAATGGTTCACATTGTGACAAATCCCCCACAGATCCCGCTGCAATAAACATACCTGTTGTAATTAAACCTGATCTCATTGCAGGTCTCATATACTCATATGTTTGATCCATCTTAGGAGCAATCCCGGCCTCCTCATGAAAGAAGTATTTTACCGGACCCCCTACACCATTTGTTGGATCTTTCTCAAATGACATACCTTGGATAGTACCTTTAAGACCAACTTCTGTTTTTCTATCACCTCTTCTTACCTCAATTTTCTGTTGCCACATCATAACCTTGTCTGGAGACATAGGTCTATACCATGCTGTATGCTCATTAAGGAAAGCTGCATATTCTTGTAAAAATTTCCAAGAACCTTTTTCATTTATGTAGTCTTTAAGACTGGCACCAATTTTTAAAGTAACCCCTTCTTCAAACCATTGTTGATTAACAAGCTTTGCCATGTGATAATAAGAAGAGGCTATCTGTCTTTTTTTAAGAATTGCAACATGTTTATAATTTAGTTCCGCTAGTATCTCATATAGTGCCATATGATACTGTGCATCCCTGATATCAGCAAAACCAAACTTTTGAATCTCTTTATTAAAGATAGGTAAGAAATTTAACCACATGTAGTAATCTCTGGTCATATACCAGGCCTTACCATTTTCTTTAATTAAAAGTCCTCTTCTACATTTTGCTTTTTGGTCATCCCAATATTTAATAAAATCTTTTGATTTAAAAGGTGCTGTACAGTAAACCTTATCTTTATTAAATTTAGTTGATTCTTGTGTAAATAACTTTGTACTAGTATCATCAAACTCATACTTACCAGGTTCTCTAAAAACATTGCTCAATAAATAATTATAGAACTCTTCTCTAGAATTAAAGTCAGTAGTGGTCCATGTACCGTTATCCCATGTTGGTATGTCTTGATATATCTCTCTCATAATTATTGATCATAACCTAAACCAATTCCTCCACGCACTTTGCTGGATTGTTCATCTTGTAAGTCTTTATACACTCCTTTAAATGATGCTCTAATCTGATCAAAGTTTTTTGCAGCTGCAATAAGAGAGTTTATGTTACCGTCTCTTCCTGCAGTGATCTGTGTATTCTCCATATACCTAGCTAATCTATCTAACATAGATGACATACCTTTGTATGCTCTAGATGTTGGAGTTTCATACATTCTTTGACAGAATAATAAAGCAATTCTTATGTCTTCATCCTCTGTAGAAAACTCTGCTTCTATCTCAGTTAAAATTACACTTTCTTTATCAATCTCTGGTGTATTAAAAAATGGATTCATATCCGGGTTTGGACATGTCATATAAAACAGATATTGATAAATTTTAAGATGATCATCTGGATAGTTATCCATGATATCTTTTAGTGCTTTTAAAGTATAGCAGTGCTCAGTTGGAATTACAGCACCATTCTGAACATCAAATAATCTTACAATCATTTCTTTTTAATTTTAATACCATTCTCTTTTACATAATGCATCAAAGCAGTTACCTCATCTATTAGATATGGTACGGCCATAGGAATAACTTCTTTTACTACTGGTTCTCCGGTATGATCTCTTTTAACTACTGGGTATCCATATTCATCCTCAGATTCTACTTCAAATGTAACATGGTGAATAAATATCCTTCCCGGTTTTAATTTAGGATTGTGTTTAAGAATCATATACATATACACACTTAGCTGTATTGCATAATGATTAAAATTACAGTCATCTAAACTATCTATTGGAAACATCATCTTATCTGAAGCACCTTCCCAATTTACAAAAGATTCTGTTTTAATCTCCTTGTTAGTTTTATAATCTATGATATTTACTTTACCATTTACTACCTCAACTAAATCTGATTGACCACAGATACCTGCAGATTTAAGAAAGACCATGTGCTCAGGATAAATACCTTCTTCAAGTTTTTGTGACGGAGCCATCTTTATACCACTTTCTGTTAAAGGTACAGGAGCAACAACAGGAACAGTCTTACCTTCTCTTTCTATAGAAGCAAGCGCACATAAATCATCTTCTCTTTGATTATGATAATATGTACCAAGTGTTACAGCTCTGTCAGCTTCAGCTTCCCAAATCCCTTGAATCTTTTTAGGTTCAATACCAAACCACTTAGATCTTTTATTTTTACTTACTTTTTCTGCAATCTTTTTTGCATCAAAAGGTTTTTTAAAATGGGATACTAAAGTAGTAACTGAAATCCAATCAATCTTTTCTTCAGCCTCTAAGCTTTTGTAACTATGGTCTTTTGCATTAAAGTATATACTCATATTATTTAAGTTTATCTAGATTATCTTCATCTTCTTCTGATATTAAAGCTTTCCATCTAAAATCAGGACAGCTTGATGATAATGATCTAGTTTTAAAAGAAAGTGAACAACCACATAAATTACAACAAGGTTGTGTACCAGGCATAACACATGATTTACCTTCTTCATCCTTTCTTACACAGGCATTACATTTTGCCATTCTTGCCGCTGCTATCTCTTCAACAAACTGATCTCTAATAATAGAATTTTTAATTCCCTCCATTATCTCTTTCCGGTGTTTCCAGATGTTTTGAAATGTACTCATGTTTAATAGTTTTAATATTATTCTTTTTTTCTTCTTCTTTTAAAATGATGATGTGTAATTCTTTTAACAATACAAGTTTATTTTCCAACCTTTTTTTGTTAAAGTAAGCATTAAATGTAGAAGTGTCATGACCCTGTAGTTTTTTTTCTGCATCACTTATACCTTTTCTTACAGTATGAGGTTTGCATACAAACTGGCCCAATCCATCTACACTGATTCTAGGATGTACAAGATTAGATAACTTCTGTCTCAAATCCTTGTACATAAACTCTACAAGATCCTCAATCAAATGCTCACTGATACTTAACTCTTCTGAAAGAGTTTTATACAAGCTGTGTGTTTTCTTCGGATTCATAACCTAATAATTTATAGTCAAGTAATATTGTTCCTGCTGTTTGAATCTTTAATGCTGGGTTAAGCATTACTTGTTTTTTATTATTTGGATCTTTAACTACTAATCCATTCTTTTCAGCTTTATTGATGCAGTTTCTTACAGTCTGTGGAGATTTAAAAATCCAATCCTCTTCAGAAGATGCATCATAACAAAAATGAGTTAACTCTACTGGTTGGTTAAAACTTAATAATGTTAAACAATTTAGATCAGATTCACTCATTACTACACGGTTGATGTAGCAATGAGTTAGTATCTGAAACTTAACCACATCCCATTTAGGCATCTTCACCTTTTTTTGAACTTGGTTAACTGTAGCCATTATTATGATTTTTTAAGTTTTCTTTCTGCTGTAGGAGTAGGTTGTTCCGCAGTTTCTTTTTCTTCTTCATCCCCATGGTCAGCAGTATCTTGCTCTTGTTGTGCTGCCATAATGTTAGCCCACTGAATTTGTAATGTAGCTCTCTTAAATCTTGATTCCTCAATCTCAGTTAATAACTTCTCATACTTTGCTTGAGATTCCAAATAAGGAAGTGACTCATCATAGAACTGCTTCATTTCATCCTTTCTTGCAGCTAACTCTTCTTGAGTTAATTCTCTTTCTTCAGTTACATTTTCCATTTTTATATATTTTAAGTTTAAACAAAAATACAAATAAAGTTTAAATCTTAAATATTTAAAATAAAAAATCCAGATGTTTAATACACCTGGATCATAGTAATTTAAATTATAGCAATGAGTATTATCTATTTTTCAATGTAAAATTTAAAATAGTTAATGCATAAAATTCTCTGTTAATATCAACCTCAATACCAAATATATCTAAGCTAGATATTCTAAGTTTAAGTATTAACTTATCCCATTGTTTGTTTGGAGACTTCCAATTGTTTCTTACTTTCATACTTTAAAACAGTTTAATTAATTTAATTTTTAGTGTGTTTCTTCTACTGTTGTAGGTGTGTCAACTGTTAGTTGTGCTAATACTGTCATCAGTCCTCCTCCAAATATTGTATAACCACCTATAGTTACTAATGTAGCTGGTAAAGAAACTGGAGCTGTTGCTATAACTGTTCCTACAGCTGTTAAACTTAAACCAATTTTTTGTACTTTCTTCCAAAAGTTTGGTGTTGGAGCCTTCCATCTTTTTATTAAGTTTTCCATAATATTAAATATTTAGTTTATTTGTAAGGAAGATATTTAGTAGCTCCTCCTTGTTTTACAGCTTTTAAAATTTGTTTTCTTTGTTTACCGGTAGATTCATAAGAAACATGTACCCAATCAGGATTGGTATCAGTTCCAAATTCCCAAATCATTTGGTCAAAGTTTAAATTATCTTTAATGAAGTTAAAGATTTGAGCATTAGTTATAGATGTACCATCCATATCAATATCAATTGCTTCACCTTGACAATGCTGTGAAGACAAACTTCCACCTACAGCAGTGTTCAAAGCTTTACTTCTGTAGCCTGATGAAATATGAATAGGAACACCAAAATGCTCACGTATTGGTTGAAACACATTTTCAGCTAATTTTTTAAAGTTCTCAATGTGTTCAGGTGTAGGCATATTACTAATACCTCTTCTTTTTGCAGTTTCACTTCTTGTTACCTCTGCTAATGATAAATTCTTACTTAATTGCATCTTATTATTTATTGATTACAAACTGTCTTACAGCATCAGAAAGTTCACTGACATGCTTTGCAAGATTTTTAATTTCTAACTGAGTTTGTTCTTGTATAGCTTGATACTTCAATCTTGCCTCTTGCTCAACTAGTTCAATTTTACCTTTTAGTTTACCAAGTTCTTCTGCTTGAAGTCTAGCACTGTTAAGTAAAATTTCAATATCTTTTCTAGTATCATTATAAGCATTTCTTAAAAAGAAGCCTAGTATTGTTATAATAGTTGCTGCTACAAATAATACAATAGTTAGTATTGATGAATCCATAAAAATAAAGTTTAAAAAATATATAATATAATATACTAAAAAAAACTTAGAAAAAGCCTTTATTTAGGAGGTTTTATAGTAAACCTACAATAAATAAATGCCACAGTCCTCTGTTATATAATTCAACCATTTCAGCTTGTGTAGCTGTAGCAGGATCAACAATTATATTGGGAGTATCAATACCAAAACTAATTTCTATAGGAATGTTCTCAGTTCCAATTACTTCTGTATTCCAGTACAAAACATTTACACTTAAATCAACCGGTTCCATATTAAAAACTTTTATTATAATACCATCTAAAATAATTCTCAATTTTTTCTTGCTCTGCTCCTTCTAACCAGTAAGGAAGAACAAGACCCATACCCATTTCAAAACCTAAGGCTAGTGAATTTTGAGAACCAGGATTATTACCTATACCTAAAGCAGGTATGGTGAATGTTGCAGTACTATTACCTACAAAGTTATCTGTACCAAAAAGTATTTTATGTGGTCTACCATTAATAAACATATGTTGTTCACTACCTGGACCTGTAGGTTGATTTAATCTGTACTTACAAGTTAAAAGCATGTAATCTTTAAATTCTTCTGGTGTATTATCTACAGCTGAAGAAAAAGTAGGACCCACATCACTTGTATATATGGTTCCTGTACTTGTAGCAGAATAAAATCTACTTCTTAACTGACATGCCGATGCACCACTTGTAGGAGTAGCAACATAAATAGCACCAGCTGTAATTTGATTACTATCTATTACAGATAAAGCAGGTGTTTCATTTAATTTAATCATACACATTATAGTGTACTCAGGTCTAGCAACACTTAATGAGTTTGCTATTTCCATTACAGCAGCAGATCCATCATACTTTAAAATGGTTTTACCACCCAATACATTAGGATAAGGAATGGGTCTTGATACAACAGAACCGTTAGAAAGCCAATAGTTCCCTGTACCTGCAATATCATTTAAGTTAGTAGTGTTACCACCAGTGATGTTATAGAAATCAGCAAGCCCATATACTAAAGGTTTTTTATTACCTGTTAGATTTACAGGATTAAGCATTTTTTCTTTATTAGGTAAAGCATTATGCAACCCTCCTCTGTAACCACTTTCTATATTAGCAAGTGAGGTACCAGATCCTCTACCGGACTGCATACCTCTAATTGCTAAACCACTTTTTAATCCGTGTAAAGGCATATTAATTTAATTAAGCATAAGTTTCTCCAAATACATGAATGTATATTGAGTTAGTTGAGTTTGCTGATAATTGTGCTGTTACTGTGTAGTTAGCAGGAATATCATAATAAGCATTACCGTTTGCATCTCTTTTCTTTTGAAATACAGGTGCACCATTGGTGTTACCAAATATATCTGTCATAACATTTATCCCTGTTGTAGGAGATACTATGAAATGCCCTGCAGAATTACTAGATCCATCTTTGATTCTTATTGTACAAGTAATTGACTGTGTTGCAGAATTTGTAAATGCAATACCATAAATTCTTCTTGTATAAGTTGCATCAGCAGAAAGTATAGTAGTTTCTGTTGTAGCAGCAGAAGCAAATGCAGTGTTTTGTGCAAATGCAGCGGATGTGAAAGTTAAATTAGTTGCCATATTTATTTATTTAATTAACAGTTATTTGCGTAAAAAATTAAAGCTGAGTTCAACACTGCTTGCATTTCAAGTGTTGTTGAACTTGTTGAGACATTAGTAATATTTGTAATGTCATTGTTGTTCATATTGATATCAGTAGTACCAGCACTATTACCTACTAGCAATGTTTGAGCTAATGTTGCTCCTCCTGTATACTGAGGAATATTTAAAGTATTACCTACTAATGTTGCGGCACCTGATGTACCTGTTACAGTAAGTGTTAAACCTGTATCAGCTACAGTTAGTGTAGACCAAGTACCTACTCCAGTTGCATCTGATTTTAAATACTTATTAGCTCCTTGTGTAGTGTCAACTAATCTAAATGCACCACTGGTTACTGAATCTATATGTAACTTTGTAGATGGTGTTTTTGTACCAAGTCCTAAATTACCAGCAATATAGTTTAAATCAGTTGCTGTATTTAACCAAATACTACCAGCATCTAATGTTGAATTACTAGTTTCAGCAGTAATATTTATTGTTTTATCATGTTTAAATAAATAAAAACCAGTTGTATTTCCACTACCAGGGTGAGAAGCATCATTACTACCAATATAATCATTATTTGCTCCTCCAGTATAATTATAATATAAATAATTTAATAAACTTACTGGACCATTAATAGTTAACTTAACAGCAGGTGTAGTAGTACCTATACCTACATTTTGAGCATTATCTATTGTTATAGCATCTTGACCAAATGTTTGTAATTTAAATTTACCAGTTGTAAGATTATTTGCTACATCACTAGTAGCATTTATTATAAAATCTCCAGGAAAAGCAGGATCGTGTCTACTGTAAAAGGTGTTAGTGTTAAAAAATACACTTGGGTCTAAAGCCATGTGGTAAGTTGGATCTACCACATCTGCTACTCTCATACCACCATTGCCTAAAATATCTAATGGATATTGAGGATTGTTATTGTTAATACCTACTAATGGACCAGGTAAAACAGTTACTGCAGAAGTACCACCATTTCTAATATCTAAAAGAGGTCTGAAATCTAAACTTGCACCACTAGTATCTGCTGCTCTAACAATAATAGCCGGATTAGTATTACCTGCTATATCTTGAGTATTTGCAATCAAAGCATCTATTTGCAAAGCTGATAATGGAGAAGTTGTTGATTGAGTACCTCTTACTTGTGGTAAAAATTCTTCATCTGTATTTGTTCCATTTCTGAGAGAAAGAGTTGAACCAAGTGTAGTACCTGGAGTAGTCAATGAATAAACACTAAATCTTGCAATCTCTTCTGCTGAACCTGCAATAGCTGTTGCATAAGCTGTTATAGGAGCAACTGGGGTTATGGTAGCACCAGTAGCATTAAATAGCATATTTCCAGTTTCATTCATTATAAACTTTGTAGAACCAGAAGATACATTAGCTGAACCACCAAATACATATCTAAATGCACCAGCAACATTAAATATTGACAAATCTTTATTTGCTGTTGAAGATCTAAAAAATAGTCTTGTTGAGTTTGCTGTTGCACCAGTATCTGAATCCAACACAAGACCATTAGTACCAGTACTTGCAACTACTAATTTACCTAAAGTAGCTGGTGTTAAATTACCAATACCAACATTACCAGCATTATCTATTACAAAAGGTGTACCATCAGGATTAGTATCATCTTCTACAAGAAATGAATTAGATGCTGTTGTGTTATTAATATGAAGTTTTGCTGTAGGAGCAGTTTGACTAATACCCATTAAGGTTCCAGTATCAGTCATAATTGAATTACCTATAGTTCCAGTTCCAGTCCATTTAGTAACTTGGTTAGTAACTCCACCTGATAAAGCATTTTGTTTACTGTTAAAATTAATCCAATCACCTGAAGACAAATAACCGTCATCTATAGCACTTGCTTGAGTTATGCTAAATATACCAAGTGTATTATCATAAACTAAAGGTGATGATGCTGTTAAATCAGTTAGACCAATATATTGTGGAATATTTAAAATGGTACCTGTTAAAGTTGCAAGACCACTTGTACCAAGTGTAGTCAATGATATACTAGCTCCTCCGCCACCACCTGTGATACTAACTGTTACATCATCACCAAATGCTGTAGCAGTAACTCCCGATCCAATAAAGTTAATATTTTTTACATTAGCTGTTATTGAACTACCTTCATCCTGAATAGATATCTTATTGGTTATGTTTATATTAGAACTCATTTTAATATGTTTTTGATAGTGTAAATTTTTTACTCATTGTATATGTTTTATCTGCTGATTTCTTCCCAATCCACCGAAGCATAAGCTCCTAAAGTACCACCTATAACATCAATAGCCATTTCAATTACTATTTCAGAAGGTACACCCGTAAAACTATTTCTTTCTAATTGAGTTGCAAACAAAGCTTCTTTTAATATATTGATACTTGGCGATCCTTGATTAGAAGAGTTTACATATCCTTGTGCTAATACTCTACCACCTGTTGCTGATGTACCTGTTAAGTTATATGCAACAGCAGAATCTACTCCAAGAGGAGTCCATAAACCACCAGTTATAGTTGCAGTTTGAACAACTCTCCAAGCATAGTTTTTACCATTACCTAACCCTAATAAAGATACAGCAGTAATTATTACAATAGCATCTAGTTTAGTTGGTATAAGTCTTACTCCTACAATAGGATAGAATGTTCCTGCCGCAGCAAATGTTCTTGGAGTAAGTATTGGAGTACCAATAGCTTGTTGTGCTCCTCTTAATTCATAACCTCCTTCAGATATAACAGTAGAACATACTTGTTTTAATGTACTAGCTATTGCTGTAGCCCCAGTATTTGTGATTTCATATCTTAATGGTAATGAAGCTGTAGTAATATAAGTGGTTGTAATTAGATTGGCATGATTGAATTTATGGCAAACAATAAACTCACCGTCTATTACAAAACCTATTCTAACTGTTCCTTCACCTAACCACTCAATATCCATAAAAAGAATTTGAGCTTTAGTTATATCTAAAGTGATTCCAGATAATCCAGAACCATTTAGTTTGTCTACGTTCCATGCAGATTGATTTACAACAGTTTCACTAACAATTCCTGTTACTAAACTTCTTTCTACAAAGCTTACTATATTATTATTTAACTGAATATATATTCCATTGTCTGTACCAAAATAGCCAACTCTCTGTCTCAAATTAGTTTGAGCAGGAGCCATGACAAAAGTATTCATCACCATCAATGACTTACCTGGTTGATAAGAAAATACTTTTGCAGTTTCTCTCAATACTTCTGATCCACTTGTATTGTTTACATTAAGATTTACAACCCCTTCATTTGGGCTAAAAACAGCAGTTCCTCCATTTGTAGTAGCTGTATTCCATAAACCATTATCTCTATATCTATGAGAAGAATCAAATAAAGTTAATGGATTAGATACCCTTAGTCTACCAAAGGCATCAGCAAGCATTGGGTTATTACCCAATAACGAACTGTTAGCTCCACTAAATGTAGTTATTGCAGTACTCATTATGAATTATATATTATTACTAATTCTGTTCCTGTACCATTGTAAGTAAACACACCAGAAGCATAATAATTATTTATCGCATCTGCACTAAAGTTAAGAGTTTCTCCTGGTTTAATTGTAACACCTAAAAAAGTTCCATTAGCAGCACCTACATTTGAAACAGATGCGCTATAAGTTATAACCCCAATTGCTCCCGAACCAGTTGCTCTTATAAATCCAGGAGTTCTTGCCACACCTGCTTGATTTGAAGCAAGTACAACAGATAAACTTGCAGCCATTGTTTTTTGTCCAAGAGGATTTACAATAGTTACATTACTTCCCCCTCCACCACCACCTCCGGTAATGGCATCAATAATTCCTTGTAACCCACTTAATACCTTATATTGATAAGGAAAGTTGTTACCCATATTTCCTGTATCCTTTAAATTTCCTATTGACATGACAAAAATATTTAGACTATATGATTTAATATAATCAAAAAAATTGACAAAAACAAAAAACCCCAGAAGTTAATCTAGGGTCAGAAGGAGTCAAGCAAAGACTATTCCTCTACAACTTCTAAAGTTGGTTCAACTGGTATTATACCATGTACTACATTTAACGCAACCAATACTTGGTTTGTGTCTGCTAATGTATATACTCCTTTAAGTGTAGCTGCATTCAGTGCTTGCTCAAGTGTTTTAACTGCTTCAGTTGGTGTCATAATAAATTTATTTGGTTTATGTTTTAAAATGTAAATATATAAAATTTAATATTTAAATCAATGCATCTAACTCAGATTTTTGTTCTGTAGTTAAAGCATTAACAAACCATTCTTTACCTAACATAATAGAGATATGCTCTACATTACGTGTTACAGTTGCAGATTCCTCTTCAGATAATTCTGCTTTTGCTCTTAATTCTGCAATTAAGTTAACACTATCATAAGCTGCTAATACAGACTGTGCTGCTTGTTCAGCTGTTACTTCTTCTACAAATTTGTTTTCTACTGACATTTTATTTTTTTATTTTTAATTAAACATAAAGTTCTGTAATTCTTTGAATTACATCAGCATCAGTCCATTGACCAATTGTATCATAGGCAGCATCCTTCCAAAGAATTATAGTACCTAATTCTTTAGTGTAAGCTCTTACTTCTTTTTTAGAGTAATCATCAACAACTACATCAATTGTTACTTCTTCAATAGTTTTTCTTAATTCTTGAACTACTGTTACTTCTTTTGGTATTTCAAATGTAATTTTCATAATATAAGTACATATTTATTTTTTACTAAGCTAATAAAATTTTTCTATCTACACCATTAATTTTAACAGTCCAGGTTCTTGTTGATGCTACAGTTTCTGTTGTCACAGCTCCTGCATTATAAGTTGTGGAACCAACAACAAATTGATTACTTGCTGTAGCTACAGCTTGTCTTCCTAAAATCACACAACTATTGCTTCCTAAGTTTGTAGCCTGATAACCTAATATGCTATTATTACTTCCTAAATTACTACCATCCATACCATAAGAACCAACTATTGCATTAAAATTACCAGTTGTAACATTTTCAGCACATAAAAAACCTATATAAACATTACTACTTCCTGTGGTGTTTACAAAACCTGCATAATTACCAATACTTACATTAGCCGAACCTGTGGTATTTGAAAATAATGATCTTCTACCTACAGCTGTGTTAAGAGTACCTGTACTATTTGAATATAAAGATTCATGACCTAATGCTGTATTCTGCCCACCTGTTACATTATTCTGTAATGCATCACTTCCTATTGCTGTATTTTGAGAACCAGAAGTATTGTTTTGTAATGTATTTGATCCTAAAGCCGTATTATAACTACCATCATAATTGTTTTGTAATGATGCACGTCCAAGAGCAACATTAAATTGACCTGATGAGTTATATGATAATGAATCAAGACCAATTGCAGTATTCCAAATTCCACTTGTATTAGAACCTAAAGCACCTTCACCATAAGTTGTATTTGTATAACTATCACCTTTACCATTTACCCAAAGAGTTTTATTAGTTTCATTATATTGAATAAAACTAGGTAAACCTGGTGATAAAGCTAATAAATCAGTTACTGATATAGTTGATGGTAGATAGTTATCACCTCTACGTGAGTCATATAAACCTACAGGGATTAATGCTTGAGATGGACTAGGTACTGTAGAAACTACAGTACCTTCTTTTGCCCATGAAATAAAATTTAAAATATCCATTATTTAAAATATTAAATTGTTAATAAAGGTATTTTGTAATTAGCTCCGTTTATTTTAACAGTCCAAGTTCTGTTAGGTGTAATTGTTTCTGTAGTAATTGCTCCAGCAGGATAAGCACTAGAACCAATTACTAATTGATTATCTGCAGTAGCTCCTGCATTACTACCAATTACAATTGAACCTGATGTTGCAGCAAGGCCTTGTGTAACTGCACCAATAAATACATTATTACTTCCTGTACTTACTGAAGCACCCGCACTATTACCAACCATTGTGTTAGCACTACCTGTTGATAAGTTATTACCAGCTGCTGTTCCTATAACAGCATTTGCAGTACCTGTAGTAAGTGTTGATGCAGCAGATGCACCTAATGCAGTATTTGCAGCACCTGTTGATGATGTTAATGCATTATGACCTACAGCAGTTTGATTATTAGCTGTAGTATTACTTTGTAATGCACTTTTACCAACTGCAGTATTATAACTACCTGTTGTATTTAATTTAAGTGATTCATGTCCAACACCTGTATTATAAGTACCTGTTGTTGCAGTAGTTAGTGATTTATAACCAATTGCTGTATTATAACTTAATGTAGTATTATTATTAAAAGAAGATAAAGCATATACACCAACAGCAACACTCTCACTACTTATACTATTATTGTATAATGCATTAAAACCAATAGCAATATTAGATTCACCAGTAGTATTACTATAAAGTGCTCCATTTCCATAAGCAGCATTAAGTGAACCAGTACTATTAGTGTATAAAGTATTTGTTCCTAGAGCAGAATTAAAACTCCCAGTTGTGTTTGTTAATAATGCAGCTACCCCTAATGCTATATTGTTTGAACCTGTAGTATTACTTAATAATGCAGTAGCTCCTAAAGCAACATTATTAGGTCCAGTTGTATTATTTTGTAAAGCAGATACACCTACTGCTGTATTTCTACTAGCAGTAGTACTACTTAATAAAGATGCTCTACCTATTGCAACATTTTCACTACCTGTTGTATTTGATTGTAATGATCCATCTCCAACAGCTACATTTAGTGTTCCTGTTGTATTTCCATATAAAGCACTATGACC